GGCGCCTGCTGCTGTATGCAAGGATTCCCAGGAGGAAACGGTGCGTATGCAGTTAAGGTACTGTCTGGCGCACAAGTAGTTCCAGGCTGTGTTTATACAATTTGTGCAGGCGGATCTTCAGTACAGTCAAACACCAACAACGGCTGTATGGGATACGACAGCTATGTAACAGGAAATAACCTAAGTAATTTCTGTGCTAAAGGCGGAAGAAACGGTTGTACAAACTGCAACGCATGGAACGGTAACTGCTATCAGTGTGCTCAATGCTTCTATCAGTGCGGTGCATTTGGCGGAGATATCTGTATCTATGGCCAGTGCGGTGCATCAAGAATTACTATGTACTGCTGGAATCACGGTCAACAACATGCTCCTGTAGGCACAGCAACAGTAAGTGGACCTATATTTGGTCCAGGCGGATGCAACATCGCAGGTGTAGGTTGTACACAATTTTGCGCACCAGTATGGCCAGGTGGCGGCGGATTCGCTGCACAGGTTTACAGCGGTGTCTGTCTTTGCGGCTATTGGGGTGCTGCTGGCGCTGTATCGGTAACTTGGGGTTAATAGAATGGCAACAATTAGAAGAGTTTTTTCATATACGCTAGCTGATGATTATCTTGCGCAGACAGCAGAACTTAACAAGTCTGCGCAGTGGACCTATGTAGGTCCTGATGAATTCTGGATGTTCATACTAAAAGATTCAGGTAAGCCTCGCTGCTATAATTTCTTTACAAAAGAAATGAATGGTGACATTATACCAACACCTGATGATTGCATCAAATATCATGTTAATGCTAATGTTGAACCTTTACTAGCTACCTTAATCGGTGCCAGTGAAAATGTTGACGGCAATTCTTTACCACAGTATAGCGAAGTACTTCCAAACGGAGAAACATACTCTCGTCCTAGAGATCCTATGCCAGATCATACATATGAAATCAATGATATGTACTATGATTTTGCTTCACAGAAATGGGTATTTCCGTTCAAGAAAACTTGGGTTGAATGGCCAGATTTATTACAGCGTCGTGACGTTGATCTTGAAAGAGTTACTTTAAAACTAAGAAAAGTAGACGATTTACCTCCTAACATGATTGCACAGTTAGAAGAATATAAATCAGCTCTTGAAAATTTAGAAACAACTTGGGCAGGCGTTGCAGCATATAAAGTTTGGATGCCAGTAGCTCCATTTTAAAAATAACTCACATTTAAAAAGCCTTTGACAGCTGTCTAATAAGTAGATATAATACTACTTGTTATATAGGAGACAGCATGCGGTCAAAGGCTTTTTTTATCAACGGCGGCGCAGGACGAGTTATTTGTTCAATACCTGCACTAGAAAAATATCAAGAAGAATCCGGTGATAAAGACTTTTTAATTATTTGTGAAGGTGGAACTGATTTTTTCAAAGGTCATCCTACACTATATCCTAGAACATACGATAATTGGCACAAGAATCTGTTTGAAGACAAATTGATTCATATGGATATTGTGTCACCTGAGCCCTACAGAGTTTGGGAATATTTTAATCAAAAGTGTAATCTTTCACAAGCCTTTGATATTGCAATAAACAACAAAGGCGTTAGAGACCTTCCACGTCCTAACTTAAAATTATCTGTTGATGAATTACTAACAGGAAAAAATATTATCAAAGAAGTAAAAGCAAAGACCGGAAAAGATCAGGTAATTGTTTTCCAACCGTTTGGTAGAGGTGTTATTGTGCAAGACAATATGATAACAGATCCATCAGGCCGCAGCTTTGAAGGTGATAGCGTAATTAATATAGTAAAAAGATTACAAAAGAAATATGCTATAGTGTTCATGGGAGAGTTCGGAATTGACTTTTCTAAACACGGGTGTTCAGCACCAGTAGCTGCTCCTCAAAATGCTTCAATACGTCATTGGGCAGGTATTATCAACGAAGCTGATTATTTCTTGGGCTGTGACAGCGTAGGACAACATATTGCTTACACGCTACAAAAACCAGGAACAGTTGTTGTGGGCAGCACATTTAAAGAAAACGTTTCCTATCCTAGCTATGATAAATTTGATATCCTAGACATGGGAGAAGATCGTAGACGCTATAGCCCTATAAGAATTACCGTTGACGAAGTAGCCGATAGAACCAATGAAGGTATGATGGTAATGAATGATAAAATTGAAGAAGTTATCTGTCAAACGGTTGAAGACGGGATCGTTAAGCACGTACTAGGTAAGAAAAAGTAATCAATGAAGCGTCTCTTTGTATTTGGATGCAGCTATACTGCCTATTCTTGGCCATCGTGGGCAGATCTATTAAGCTGCGAGTACGATCATTTTGAAAACTGGGGTATGGCTGGCCTTGGTAACAGAGCAATCTGTGAACGTCTAGCGGAATGTCATGTTAAGCACAAATTTAACAAAGATGATACAATCATTATACAGTGGTCAACACATTTAAGAAACGATTTCTTTCATCAATCTGGAACGCTAACTGAAAGAGTTCCTGGATGGAAAACAGCAGGAAGTGTATTCAACTATTTAAACGAGTCAATCTATGACAGAAAATGGCTGGAAACATTCTTTGATGAAGAAGCATTCTTTATGCACACCCTGCATCATATAATGTTAGCACAGCATCTACTTAAATCAACAGGTGCAAAATGGTATATGACCAGCATTGGCGATTTAAGAGAATTAGGATCTGATATTGATATTACCAGTACCTATGGTGAACAATCATTGTTCACTAGAATAAAAGATAGATTCGCAAAACAAAAAGAAAAATATTTTGCATATCGTGTTACACCTAGTTTAAAAATATATAATGATCCTATATGGACAGAGCATGCAGATCATTGGGTGCAACCCGTGGGTTCGTGGATAATACAAAATATTAAAGATCCTTTCTATGTTTTTAAGGATGAATTGGGAGAGCCTTTTATTGATCATCATCCCAAACCTTCATCACATTTAGAATGGTTAGTTAAATTCTTAATACCAAAATTAGGAATTGATCCGCAGCTCGAAAGATATAAACAGATTTCTGATCAATCTGATATTCTGCAAGCTAAGAATATTAATAATGAAAAGAAGAGTTTTGAAAAATTATTATTTAGAGAAAAATTTGATTTGCCAGCATGGCCTAACATGATCAAAGGTTTTGTAACATTTTAAGGAATAGAACATGAGTAAAGATATTTGGATTGCAGGCATAGCTAGAGGTCATAATTCGGGTGTATGCCTTTTAAAAAATGGTGAAATTGTTTTTAGCATCGAAGAAGAACGTCTAAGTCGTCACAAATATGATGGCGGCCCATTTGCTTCGATGGTTAAAATATTAGAATATACAGATCGACTAGACTATTTGGTTGTTGCGCATACACAGAGTCTAAACGATACTGCTGGTAAAACTGATTTTACAGGCGACGATGTATATACAGCTATGGCTAGAAAGCTAGGATTAATAGATCGCAAGGCTAATATCTATCAACATCCACAGGTTATTGATCTCAGCCATATGCATCATAAGTTACATGCAGCATGTGCGTTTTATCGCAGTGGTTTTGAAACTGCTACTGCTGTAATTGTTGACGGTGCAGGAACATTCTTACAGATTGGTCTAGGTAGAGAAGAGTTTACTGCTTGGGAAACAGAAACTGTATTTGATTGTTCTTATCCTGCAAACTTTACTACAAAGTACAAACACATTGGATCTAGAGGTCCAATAGCAGAAGCGATCTTTAATGATTTTTCTGCTGAATTTTACAACGAAGTTGATCAAAAAGGAAATCCTAATAAGTACACAGCGGTTGTAACAGAAAAAGCCGGCATAGTAAAAGTTTACGAAGCTGTAACACAGTACTGCGGATTTAGTAGCATTGAAGCTGGCAAAACCATGGGACTATTCCCCTACGGTAAGCCTAATAATAAAATACCTAAACTCTTTGATAACTCAGGTAAGGTACCACAGTCAAATAGGAATATAATTATTCCAACATATCCTAATGGTGCCCAGGTAAATCATTCAATGTATGACGAACTCGAAGATAGTAATGCTTCTGATATTACTAAGTTACAAAATAGAAGAGATTTAGCCTATGCTTGTCAGACTGAAACACAGGAACAGGTTCTTAATCTTATTGTTGAAGCTGTAAAGATTACAGGAAATAAAAATGTAGTGTTGAGCGGCGGCTATGGTTTAAATTGTGTAGCAAACTATTATTATCTTACCAAGCTCAATGAATTAGGTATTAATTTTTATGTAGAGCCTGTTAGCAACGATGCCGGAACAGCTATGGGCGCAGCACTAATGATTCATAAGTCTAAATTTGGTTTTGAAGGAACTCCTACTAGATCCGATACACTGTATCTAGGACCTAAGTATGAATATACTAGCGAACAGATAACAACTTTAGCAGACAAGTACGGTGCAACAGTAGCAGAAGCCACACACTCAACGCTGGTAGATCTTATTCGATCAAAGAATATTGTAGCACTATTTCAGGGTAGATCAGAAAATGGTCCTAGAGCACTAGGAAATAGAAGTTTAATATTTGATCCTACATTTGAAGACGGTAAAGATTTTGTTAATCTAGTAAAACGCAGAGAATATTTTAGACCCTTTGCTGGCAGTATTCTAGAAGAAGATGCACATGATTGGTTTGACTTAAGGGGTATGTCCAGCAGTCCTACGATGATGTATGCTGTAAACTGTAAGCCGGGCATAGAACAGAAGATTCCTTCAATAATACACGTTGACGGAACTTGCAGAATACAGACGGTTAACAAGGAACAAAATCCTCTTTATTATGAAATAATTGCTGAGTTTAAAAAGCAGTCAGGCGTGCCAATAGTTTTTAATACTAGCTTTAACTTAGGCGGCGAGCCACTAGTTGAAACGCTAGAAGACGCACTATGGACACTTCAACAAAGCGACATTGAATATCTATATCTACCCGAATACAAGGTTTTACTGACTATAAAAAATACATAAATATTGTGTATAGGAAAACACAATGTTTAATATTTTAAAGTTTTTTAGCCAGGGTAGAAAAGATAGCATTCTGTTTAAAAATAACGGAGCAGTATCTCATAACGGGCCCTGGAAACAGATCTACACTGATACACTGCTGGATAGATGGCATGTGGGCGAATTTAGCAGTGCAGAATACACTATCAGTGTAGATCTAGACAATAATGATAAAGAACTTGTAAAATGTCTAATAACAGCTGGCCTAGATATTGCAAGTGTTATAGTATATGCTCGCAGCAATCTAGGAAGAAATTTAGTAGAAATAACAGCAGAAGTTAATGACAGCTATGTTAATGTTATACTAAATCCAGCCGCAGAAGACAGCACTCCAACAGACGGCGCAAAAGTAATATATACTGTACAGTATTTTCAGAATCAAAATCCTCTAATTGTTTGAAATCAAATTCAAATAAATACATTAGTTGGAGGATAAGATGACAGTAATTAACGCACCCTTTAGATCTAAGTTCGGCTTTGAAAGTCCGGGGTTCTTTGTGGACTCAGCGGGCAACGTTATAGTAAAAACCCTATCTCAAACTGAAGGTCAAACCGGACTAGAAACACCTGCCGATTATACAATTACTGAATCCTTTGGCGGTGGTGGCTTTGTTTTCAGCGGAATAACTGGGGCTACACCTGATCTAACATTATATAGAGATAGAACATATATATTTGAGTTAGACCTCGATACACAAGGGTTTTATCTTTTCCAGGCAAATGGAACTCCTTTCTTTAGCGGCCTAGTACACTCAGACGGTAGTTCATCAGAAGACGCCCTAGGGAAAAGTACTGGAAGATTACGCTGGACAATACCTTTGACCTGTCCTGATATTATCCTTTACGGAAATTCTACACGTACAATTGAAGGAACAATTACAGTAGGAGATCCAGTAGGTACTTTTAGTTCTGTATCAATTACTGGAAATACGCAGTCAACTGATGTTAACAATGGAGCATTGGTTGTAGCTGGCGGAGCTGGCATAGCTAAAAACTTATTTGTAGGCGGAACACTAACAGCAGCATCCTTCCAATTAAACGGAGCGGGCATTGCTGAAATTAGCAGCGGTACGAATTTAGCACTAAGTGCAGATAACAGGATTATTTTAAAAGTTTCTGATGTGCAAATAGGAACAATTGATTCAGACGGTCTAAGTATTTCACTAAATAACAGCAGTATTAATAATTCTGTAATAGGAGATGTTAGTCCGTCAACAGCAACATTTTTATCTGCTTCAATAACAGAAACACCGGTAAGTTCTACCAATGTTACAAATAAAAGTTACGTTGACAATACTGTAACAACACTAGCAGTTGCATTTGGATTATAAAGATGGCAAAAAGAAAAATAGACAATTACGTTTTTAAACCAGGCATAGGAGCGTTAGACAGTCTCTTTCCTAATGCTTACACTTTATTGAGCGAGAATAAAGATTTCTTAATAGCAGAATCTATTGCTTATATTAACAATGAAATTTCCGATGCAACTAAATGTCAACGCGACATAGGATATTTGATTGACGGATTGTTAGCCGACGTTGCTTGCCAAAGCACATACTATTCATATTTTATGGGTCTAGCAGAATACAATTCACTAGACATTTCCAACACTGTTATTAGAACAATTGAAAGACTAAGAACAAATGTAAAAGCTAGAGCTGCTACTGTATACAGCGGTGCAACATTAACTGCTCTAAATGCAGATATTGATTTTTATATCGACGAAGTAATTGACATTGCTCAAAATGGCCGCACAGCAGCCGATGCTCCAACTTATAGCACAGCAGGAATAGCTACTGACAGGCAGAGAGCAGCTACGAATCTATTAAACAATATCGGATTTATTGCAGCAGAAGTAAATGCTTGGGTTAATGTAACTTATCCTGCACACAATCATGACGTAGCTAAGTGTACTAGAGATGTTTACTATGCAATTTATGCAGCAGTGTTTGATATACTCTATGGCGGCAATACTGCTAGCTATGATAGTGCAAAGTTTTTTAATAATTATTCTTCTTCAGGTTCTACAGGTATTACCTTAGCACACCAAGCACAGACTGTAGCAGCGTATAGACACCTACAGAGTTTTATTGACGAAATTGTAACTTGCACACCGATAACTAAATCAGTAGGAAACGCTCTAACACAGAATACATCAGGGACAGCAGCAACTTCTCTAATGGGAACTACAGCCGCTGGACTAATTGATATAGTGGCAGACGTAGTTGAAAGCGGTACAGGTGCTTTACCTGCTAAGGTTGCTTATACTGGATCAAATCCTTATTCACTGTTTGTATCAAATGTTTCAACAAACAAGACAGCAATAATTAACGCAATTACTTGGAGCCCTAGCTATACGTACAACTCAGCAAAATGCCAACGTGACTTAGGATTTGTACTAGATGCTTATCTTTACGATCTACGCTATGGCGGAAACTCAGAAACCAGCCGTGTAATTCACTACTACTGGGATGGAGATGTAGCACAGGTTGACGGAAATAGAATACCTGAAATAGATACACATGCATTTATTGGCGATTTGATTACAGAATATATTCTCACCAATACTGCATGGACACCGGGTGGAGAATTAGATCAAGTTATCAATACTGACCTAGATACAGAAACCTATTCTTTCACGCCTACAGATGCTAGCTATTCACCAACTACTGGCGAGTTAACGTTAACCATAGGCGCACACTCTCTTCACAAAGGCAGTTCAATAAGAATAGCTGAAGACGGCATTACTTTTACCTGTGCAACTGATGGTCATAGCACACTACATCCGTATCCAAGAGCATCCGGTGTTCCTAATGCCAGTGGTCATGACCCGGTGTATGATACGCCAATATATATTTCTGATGTAACAGATACAACTATTACAGTCAATGTAGGTATATCTTCAGATATTTCTACCCACATATTTGTAAGTGCCTTAACTAGCTCAGTAACATCAACTGCGATTGATAAAATTAATACATTAGTTGGCTACACTACAAGCGTTATTACTAATGGCCTTTCAAGTATGCCAACGCTTGTACCTTCAGGTGTAGGTACAATCAAAATACAGGGCAAATTTGACACTAGTGATCTATTGTTAATAACCAATACAGATAAAAATGAAATTATCTATAATTTTGGTTCTCAAGCAGCTGGCGGCAGCGTAACTGTTAAAGATCACGGCGACGATGATGATTTTCCAAAATATTTACAAACCACTGACGGTGTTACAACAATAACACTTAACTATAATACCAGCTCTCACTCGTCAACTGATTCATTACAGATCTTTACTGAAAATAATGATGTAATTGTAAGACCGCACGACTTTGGTACTGATGCTATTGAACGTATGCGTACTGCTCCTCCACAGAGTATGCTTGACGCTGACTTTGAATACGGCTTACAGCCTACGAAATGGGCAGCAATCGCTACGATGAGAGGTTATCCCTCTGTGTATGAAATTCCAGGTACAGATACTCCTGTGAGCAATATTGTTACAGATGCCAGTACTGGCACAGGTGGCGTAGGTCAAAGTTTAATTACAGTTACTACTGTAGGACCACATGGATTTTTAGCAGGTGATCCTGTAACTATTAAAGCACTAGCAGACAGTATATCTGGTGCTGCTAGAGCTGAAGGTTCTTTCGTTATTAATACTGTTCCTAGTTCAACTACATTTACATATTTTGCAAAATCAAAAGTAGGAACAGCTAACGGACAAGTTCTTTCTAACAGTTATTCGCAATTAAGAAAAGCAGGATTTTATACCGGAGCAAGCATCGGAAATCCTTCCATAGCTGTAGTAAGTAATGGTACTTCTGGATCAATCACAACAGAACTAGCAGTACTTGCAGGACAAGATACTATACCATTTGACGGCCCTGCTCCTGAAATAGGTGCTCCGCTTTCGGGTACTAACATACCTTCGGGTGCTCAGATTACCGCAGTAATAGACACCAGTGCAGGCGGCGGTACTTATGTAACTCCTACAGTGGCAGAAACAACACCAATAGGTCAAAATACTGTTGAAGTAGTAAATTCAACTGGTATTGTAAACAACCTAGCAGTTGATAGAGGTGACGGTTATGCTATCTATGTAACCGGTGTAGCTGGAAATACTGTATCATTCAGCGGAAACTTTACATCACCAGTCGTTTCTAATACACAGTCATATACTAATATAGATACTACTAACGACACATCAGTTGGTGCAGGAGCTACATTTGATATATCTATTGTAGGCGGTGCCTATGTTGTTACAGTTTATTCAGCAGGTTTAAATTATAAAATAGGCGACAGAATTAGAGTATTAGGTAATAACCTAGGCGGATCATCCCCAACTAACGATTTGTTAATTAGAGTTACTGCGGTTAATGCAGCAGGTGGCGTAACAACACTGGTATCTTCAGGAACACCGTTTGATGGAACAGCTTCGTTTACAGGAGTTTCAGCTTCTAACGTAGGTGGTAACGGCCAGTTTGGAAACTTTGACGTTACTTGGTTAAACAATGCCTACACAAATGTTTCAATAGTTTCTCCTGATAGTTCTACAGGTTACGTTGTTGGTGATAGAATTAAAATTCCTGGAAATTTAATTGATCCAATCAGCGGTGCAACACCGTTACATGATTTGTATATCACTGTTACAGGTGTCGGCTTAGGCGGAGCAATTACTAGTGTAAGTTGGCAGGGAACAGCACCTAATGCTCAAAGAACTTATCCTAACGTGGCTTGGACTACTAACGGTTCGGGTATAGACGCTGTTATCGATGTTCAAGTACAAGGATCTAGTTATCTTGTAAATGTTAACGTACCAGGTACTAACTTTCTTTCATCTGATACAATAACAATATTAGGTACTTCGTTGGGTGGTTCTGCTCCTGCTAATAACCTAGTGCTTACTGTTACTAATGTCGACGCTTTTGGAGCAATACTAACCTATTCTCAGTCAGGTACAACTTATAATAACGGTGCTGCTCTATCAGCAGCAGGTGATGTTGTAATAGGCACAGGTGCTACATTTGATGTTTCTCTATTATCGGGATCTTATACTGTAACAGTAAACAATGGTGGTTCAGGTTACGGTGTAAACCAGCAGTTAAAGATTTTAGGTACTTCAGTTGGGGGATTAACTCCAACTAACGATATTACTATTACTATTACAGGTACCAACAGTTTCTCAAGCGGAACAATAACTAGTAAATCGCATACAGGTACAGCAGCAACAGCCGCAGGACCTTTTACAAATACAAATGGACAAAATATAAACAACACTGGTTCCGGTGCAAAATTTAATGTGTCAAGAGACAGCGGATTATATACATCAATTTCTCTTAACACAGCGGGTACAGGATACGAAGTTGGTAACAGGGTATTAATATTAGGAACTGATCTCGAAGGTACTTCAGCTAATAATATTCTTGTAAGAATTAATTCTGTTACCGGCGGTGGTGGTATAGCAACCTATACTGAAGAATGGTCAAGCGCAGCAGTTGGTACTATTTTGAGAATGCTCTCAACAGTAGTAATTTCTGAAGCAACATCTGGATCATTAACCAGATTACAAACACTATCATATAGCGCATTAGCAACCCTTGAAGCTACTTGGCCTACTGCTCACGGTCTTGTGCCGGGCGACACATTTATTGTAACAGTTAGCAGTGATAGTGGGGGAAATAATCATGCACTAGCAGCAGGCGCATTTATTGCGACCAATATACCTTCTATTGCTAAGATTAGGTATCAGGCTAGAGCAGCTGGTAGCATCAATACTGCAACGCAAAACATTATCGGAATAATTTATCCAAGACCTGACTCTTTCTTTATACATAGACCGTTCGACGGCGGCGTACAGTTAGGCACCGGCGGACCACAACACGGTGCACAGGCTATACGTCAGAGTAAAAAGTATATTCGTTATCAATCTGGTAAAGGTATTATGTACACTACTGGTGCCCTATTTGCTCCTTCATATGATCTAAGAGCAGTTAGTGCAGACGGTGTTGAAGTAGGTTCTGTAATTACAGTTGATACAGATGATAACGATCACGGTGTACAGATAGGTGGTGTTGTTCGTCTATTAGGTATAGAAACTCCTGGCTATAACAGTGGTCCAGGAAATAGCACACCGCCTGATTTTGATTATGAAGTAGTTGATGTTGATGATGAAAGAACCTTTAAAGTTCTAGCTAAACGTAGACTAGGATCAACTACAGCTACACTAGGATTCGGAGCACAGATGTCAGTAGTAAGCTGGCATGGTGCAACAGTACGTTCTGGTATTTTTGATGATCAAAACGGCATTTTTTGGGAGTATGATGGTACACAGATTTCTGTAGTACAAAGAACAGGTACTTTCCAAGTAGCAGGAACTGTAGCTATTAACGTTGACTCTAACTTGGTTACAGGAACCAATACTAGATTTAGAGAACAACTTAAAGCAGGCGACAGAGTTATTATTAAAGGTATGACACACGTCGTGAGCCATGTTACAAGCAATACCAGCATGACAGTAACGCCAGACTTTAGAGGTGTTACCAACGTATCAGGTTCTAAGATCATGCTGATATCTGATAAAAAAGTTAAACAGGCTGATTTCAATCTTGATAGATTAGATGGCACAGGACCCAGCGGATACAAACTTGACCCTGCAAAGATGCAGATGATTGGTATACAGTACAGTTGGTACGGTGCTGGTTTTATTGATTTCATGCTGAGAGGTTCAAAAGGTAACTTTGTATTTGCACATAGAATGCGTAACAGTAACGTTAACACAGAAGCGTTCATGCGTTCTGGTAACTTACCAGTTAGATACGAAGTCACTAACGAAGGACCTTCGGGAAAACTAGCAGCATCAATGACCAATAGCCAAACAACTATAGAATTAGTTGACGGCAGCTTCTTCCCAACAGCAGGTACTGTATATATCGATAACGAAATTATTACTTTTACTGGTAGAAATGGCAATACGCTAACAGGCTGTACTAGAGCTGCAACGTTTACAAACTATCAAGCAGGTGCTAATCGAAGCTATGTAGCAGGTGCTGCTACAACACATGATGCTAAGACTGGTGTAATATTAATTTCACAAACTATTACTCCTTTAATTAGCCACTGGGGTAGTGCGTTCTTAACAGATGGTATGTTTGATGAAGATCGTGGTTACATTTTCAACTATGCAGCTACTAACGTTTCTATCAGTACTACTAAACAGACAGCGTTTCTAATACGTCTAGCACCTAGTGTATCAAATGCTATTGTAGGCGACCTTGGTGAAAGAGAACTATTAAACAGAGCTCAGCTGCTATTACAGGGTATTGAAATTACGTCTGATAATCCGACCACAGCACAAAACGGCGGCATCGTTGTTGAAGGTGTGTTGAATCCTCAGAACTATCCTGTTAACCCTAGCAATGTTGGTTGGTCCGGACTAGCTGGTGTTGCACAAGGTGGGCAGCCTAGCTTTGCACAGGTTGCTGCCGGCGGTGCTATCACATGGACATCGGGTGCTAGTTCTACTAATGCATCAGCTACCTCAGTAGGACAGATATCTGCGTTAATGAACAGCGGCATCTATGCCTCACCAGCTGGGCAGACTTACATATTTGTTAGTGCAGTTGATTATCGAAACACTTTTGGAACTACTGATTTAGGAAGAGTAACAGGACTGTCAATAACAGGCTCAACTATTCGTGCAGGTTCTATTATTACTAGCGGCTATATAGATCCTAGTAGTGATTATGGTTATTTTTATATGAATCAGACTACTACAGCAACGACCAATCCAAACGTTACAGATGCATATACTATTAACTACAATAGTGCATTAACTGCTAGAAACTTTGCTTATCTAACCACTGCTAGCTTTGATGCTACAGGTGCTAAGGTTGGTACTAGTGTTACCGGTGGTAGTGTTACTTTCCCACCCAACAGTACTGTTAACAGAATTAGATCAATTTCTTGGGCAGGTCAAAGTTTTTATGAAATACAGTTTAACAACACATTCTCTGGAACACTGGCTCTGACTAGCGGTACTATACAATTTACATTCACACAGCCACCATATGCACAGCCAGGTGAAACTGTATTCTCGTTCATTGCAGCACCAGGTGAAAGATCTGCACTAGACCTAAGTCAATTGAAAGAATTAACTAATACACCACTAGGCGGTAGAGGAACCTATCCAAACGGTCCTGACGTAATGGCTATTAACGTTTATAAAGTTTCGGGTGATGCTATCCCTGCAAACATTGTTCTGCGTTGGGGCGAAGCTCAGGCTTAATTGTTTTCAAGCCAATCGGCAAAATCTAAAAGCGTATCAAATACAATGGTACGCTTTTTTATTTCTTTATAGGTAAATCGTTTTAGTAGTTCTTCAGTTTCCTTACCATAGCCTGTGCGAACTAACACAGGCTTAGCACCAATCTTCATAGCAGCTTTAAGGTCAGTTATTTTGTCGCCCACATAATACCCTTGGCTAAACTTAATATACGGCCGTTCTGTTTCACATCTTTTAAACATGCCTGTATTAGGTTTAGCAAAAGGATCTTCTTTGCGGCTGCTAGCACTGTAGTAGATTGCATCAATACTAGGACACCCTGCTTTACCTAATAGGTCTAACATATGAGCATGGACTGTGTCTACATCTTCTATTGTAAACAGTTTCTTTTCAATGCCGCCTTGGTTTGTTATGATTGCTATTTTATGACCCATCAATCTAAGTTTTTTAACAGCTTCAAGACTGCCCGGTATAGGATCAAAATCTTCCACTTTATAACAATAGGTTCCTAGATCGCGATTAATTACGCCATCGCGATCTAGCCCGATCACACACTTAGGTGCTATGTAGTTAGGATCTTGTAGAGGATTATCTCCCCAATCAATAAAAATATTATTCTGAGTCATTCTTTACCTGACTATCGCCTGGTGCTAGTCTATAATTGTCTTCAACTGAATCAGGAGTACTAACTTCTGTTATGCTAGAGTTAGCTTCGAGTGCTTCTAACTGATGAGGCATTAAAGGAAGGTTACGCCACACGTCGCCCTCTTTAAGTTCCTTTTCATACAGAACTGAAGTAGTAGTATCAATGTATCTTAGTTTAAATCTTCCAGAATTTACAAACCAAGTCTCATCTTTTTCTCTATGAAAGTGCATGCTAAATTTTGCACCAGCACGTTCAAATACTAATATCTTCCCTGCATACTTGTCATTGGTCGCCCAAATGAGCTCGTATCCCCAACCCTTTTTTACAACGCCAGACAATCTCTGTGGAGTTAGATCAGTTTGTTCCATTTATATAATCCTCTATTTTTATCCAATCAATGTTTACTAATGAATTAAGTTTAGTTAAATCAGCACAGGTATATTTTTGATACTGAGACTTTAAATTATCAGGTATAGGTATATACTCAATTTCTGCTGAATACTTATTGGCTATTGTTCTAGCAACAGATTCAAAGCTAACTGCATTACCTGTTCCTACATTAAAGATACCACGCTCTGAACGATTGAGCATTTGTTCATGAACACGGCAAACATCTGTAACACAGACAAAATCTCTCTTGTAATCGTTGCTTCCCTCAAAAACTTTAATCTTTTTATTTGTTATAGCCTGGTCTCTAAATTTTGTATACGGACTAGCCTGATCACCCTTGTGTTCCTCACCGATTCCATACACGTTAAAGTATCTAAATCCTTGAACAGTAATTTGAAATTCTTCTTTAAACTGATTAACAAATCTATCAAATAGATACTTGCTCCAAGCATAAGGACTCTGTGGTAACAACGGACCATCCTCTTTAAAATGTTGATGCGGACCATATACACTGGCGCTAGATGCATATTGAAAATTAACACCCATCATGTCACAGGCCTGTATTAATCTAACAGAATTTTCAAAATTTTGATCCATGATCTGATCTACATCAACATAGGTAGTAGATGCTATTGCCCCTAGATGTATAACCCAATCATATCCTTCTGGATCTGGAATAGTGTTAGGCACATATTCCCATCCTTCTACTTCGTGACCTCGACTAGCAAGATGCATTGATAAATTCTTACCAATAAATCCTTTATGTCCTGTTACTAATATTTTCATCCTATTTCCTCCACTGTGGGCGCATAACACCCTAGATGCTGTACAGTTATAGACGATGCTTCAATGGCAAAAAATAGTGCTGCATTTATACTGCCTGTGTCAAGCCATTTGTAGGCAAGCGCAGCCAAGAACGTGTCTCCTGCTCCGGTGACGTCTACTACTTCTACCTTTGGTGCTGGCATGCTCACTTCGTGGTGAGGAATAACTGCACCCTTTCCGCCTCGTGTCACAATTAAACCTGTACAACTTGATTTTATTTTGCTAAATTCCAGTTCGTTAATTTTAACCCAAGCACCTTGCATACGTGCTAGATCTGTTTTTTTAGTATCAATGAATATAGGAAGTTTAGTAGCAATTAATTCTTCTATTAATTCGTAGCTAACTGTTCCCTTGTTATAATCACTAACAACTATAGCATCATATGTATTTGGTATGCTAGTGTCAAATGTAATAGGAGTTGAGCTAACATCATTGTCTATACGAACAATCTGTTGTTTGCTACGACTATCAATCAGTCTAGTTTTTGTGCTGGTTTGTCCATGCAAATAGTTAACACTACAACCAAGTGCTTCTAGGTTATTAGCAACATTACCAGCCATACCATCTCGTTCTTCTGTGTGTGTGGGGACAAACACAGGCACCGGAGCTTCTGGACTTAGACGATCAATAGTACCATATTGATAGATGTCTTTGCAGTTATCCCCGATTAATAATATCCTGAACTGTTTTTGTTGTTGAGTGTTCTGTTCTGTCATAAAACTTAATTTCTTTACAATATTCTGCACCAATAATAGTCTTACCTATATAGTCACTACCTTTGACCATTACGTCCGGAGCATATTCTTGTATCAGCGCAACTAATTCGGCATCAGATCCAAACAAACAAACATCATCAACAGAACGTATGTTTTCTAATATAAACTTTCTATCCCATTGATTGTTTATTGGACGTGAACTACCTTTGAGTTGTTGTATCCTGTCATCAGTATCGATGGCAACTACTAGAAAGTCACCTAGATGTTTCGCATATTTGAGCAGCTCTATGTGCCCTCTATGCAGAATATCAAACGACCCGTTGACAAAGATTTTCTTCATACTATAATATACACGATTTTTTACTGCTCGTCAAGCAGTTCGCTCATACGAAATACGGTTTCTAATTTGGCTCTATTAATTTTACTCTGTAGTGTATTGCGTAGTCCGTGATGCAAAGGCCTTGGCCAATTTTCATAGCCTACCCAAGCATAGCCATCATGTTCATTATTAAGATAGGGAATAAATTCTGAACGTATCACACAAAGATATGTGTGAAAGCGAAACTGTTGATCGGATGATATAAAAGTTTCTAAGGGTATTGTTTTAATAATGGGAGGAATGGAACCTATTTCTTCAGTGATTTCTCGCTGCAAACCCTCCCAAGGCGTTTCTACACCTTCGTTGGTTCCGCCTACTATGCCCCATTGATTAGAGCGTTTGCCGTTCTTGCGGTATAAGAACAGAAATCTTTTGGTTTCTAATGTATAGAAGAGAGCACCGCTACAGTTAATATTAGTCATACTAATAATTAGCCGTAGAGATCAATCCTCCATGTGCCTATTGGATACTCACCGTCAACGCTCTTGTACCAGCTTCCATCAGTGAATCTGTACTGTACACTGGTGTTTAGATTTGTAGTGTATACTGTATTTGTAGTTTCGCTGGCATCAAAAATAATATTCCACTTTAAGCCGTCCCACTCTACAATATCATTTGCACCTGCTACTAGTCCAGTACCGTCCGTGTTGCGCCAAGCTACTGGATTTTCAATAGCGTTTTCGTTACCAACATCTTCTAGCAGTAATAGACGCACACCAGTAGCTTTGATACCTACAGGGTTAAAGCGTGTGGGATCTATAATATAGTCTATGCTGGTTCTACTGGCCACAGGACTAGTTATAATATCATCTTGTGGGAAACTATCAGTGTCCCAGTTGATTGAAATCTTACCTTCATCAAATGGATTTAAACTAACGGTGCCTGTAACAGTAACATCACTGTCTAGATTGGTTAGATAGATTCTGCTTACATCTGCTACATAATTACCTGGCAGTGCTTCAAAAATATCTCTCCAGTTTTTAGCACCCACCGTGCCTCTAGAAATTAATTGTGCAGTAGTTCCGTCAACATATACACCGTAGGTGTTATAGTTAACATTGGCCATTTGATCAGTAAGTGCTGTAGCAGGTCTCTTGCCAAATTCATTTTCAACTGACCCTGGCACAGCTATATCATCATAAGCATTGGTTTCAGGCGCACTTACGCCTGTTTCAATAGTACCTCTAGTTTCGTCAAACATACTGGTAATAATGTTAGTAATAACTCCCATCTTCTTGACCTTACTAGGAGGACTGATATAGATGGGAATACTAAAAGTTAGTGTGGCAATATCAATTTCTGAATCAACACCTACAGGTATACTTCTATTTGTAAATTGAACACTTTCTAAATTAACAACGGTAATGCTGGTCCAGTCGACAAAGTTGTCAGTGGTCTGTATTTCAAGACTGGGATTAAACAATACCAGTAATTGTTCTAGTATTTGTAGCTTTTGATCAGTGTTGGATGTCCATATGTCTACGTTGGCTCGCATCATGTAAGGCGTAGGAATTAATCTTTCAACAGTATAGTTAGGACCTTTAGTGTTTAAATATTCACCGGTATCTTCATCAAAGGCACGTTCGCGTATATTAACAGAACGAGTGTAACTGGCATCTGTCAGCCTGTCTTTGTCTAGTTCTAGTGCTGTAATATATACAGCCATTCTAGGAGCACTAGGAAGTTTATTTTCAGAATTTTCTCTTATGATATTAGCAACTTGTCTTGTTAAGTCGCCATACATCACAGGCACTATTTTTTGTTGGCCCTTTCCGTCTTTAACAGGGAAATTGCTAACCAGTCGCATTAACTGGGTAACATAGCGTCTTACTTGTCCGTCATAAAAATGTTGCATTAGTTATCTGCCTTGGGTCTAAGTGCTTTTGAAAGTGCTTGACGCTCAGGAACTACCTCACCGTTAATGGTGTTTGTGTTGGTATTGTTGATGAACGAAGTTCTATGTGTGTATCTATCAAGTGTATTAGACAGAGTCATTCTTACATCATCTTTATATTTGACCCAACGTGTTCCGTCATAGTTAAACATTCTATTGGGCATATAATCAGTTCTAAGAAAGAAATCACCTTCAACGGGATTGCGAGGAAACTGTATACCAAAACCATAGGGTGCAGCATTAGGTGTTGAAGCATCACCGTAGTTGAGCAAGTAACCTGAGTAACCTTCTCTAGCTGGTCTGTTAGTAATTTCATCAGCGCCTGTGCTGATGTTACTAGCATCAATGTCTGTTTCGTCAGCAGTTTGCAGTGCAACCGTACCATCATCATTAGTAGCTACAGTGTAAAAATGACTGGTAGTAAAACCGCTCTTAGGAGCATCTGCTTCTGCCTGTGCAACTACAGCGTTATTAATTTGCATTTCTTTTTCGTAAGTGCTAAGAACATCTCTCAGTGTTTGATTACTGTCCTCAGACGCAGGCAAGTCAAGTATTTCACTGTACTCTTGCCCGTCATAAATTTGTTTAAGTTTTAATCTGTATAAGTGAGGCCACCAAGTTTGGCTAAAACCCTCAGCTGCTCTATTAATATCTTCAACTACATAAAAACGCTTCAGGGCCATGCTGTAGTCGTTCAGTGCATATTCATCTTTAAGGTGAGGCAGTTCAATTACATCACCCGCCATGATTTTTCTACCCAATGTTTTTACACTATCTCTGATGTGTATAGTTAAGAATAAAGTGTCGTTACTCAAAAATAAGCCAAATTGGCTTAGATTAAAATCAATGTCCTGTACATTATAGATACCACGCATAGTGTACACGCTAGTATCGTATTTTCTGTCTCTATTTTCTAGAAATAACAGATCCTGTATGTTGGTTTCTTTAACAGCATCGTACTGAGGTTTATCTGCTGTAGCGTCACCGTCAGCGGGATTTAGTGGACCCAAATACTTGTGTATGTTTATGTCCGTGCCGCCAACAGTGAACATTTCTGAGATCTGTCGATCTAAGAATTCGTAATCATTGCCGCGTTCTGGTTTAAAAAGAGATATTCTTGGCATGTGTATATTTATCGCTGCGATAAATACACTACGGAGAACTATAGATGGCAGACTTAAAAGACCAAAAACAAGAGATTTTTGACTATGTGCATGCTATGCTAGGCGGAGGCATGGTTGATGTAGAGTTAGATCCTATTCACTATGAAACAGCACTAGCAAGAGCCCTAGGTAAAATACG